AGATTAGTCTCTTCTTCCTTCTGCTCTTTATCTTTCTTAGCCTTCTTGATATAGTTAATACGTTTGAACTTAAGACGAGGAATAAGATTGAAGTATAGCTTATAAGTCTTCTGCTTATCAGTATCAAAGATACCACAATACTTATTGAGAGTCTCATTGACAAAGCCAACAGTCTCTTTACTATACATCGTCAACCATCTATTGAATAGAAACGGTACGAAAGCCTGTTCACCTTCCTGATCAAGAGGTTCAGGTTGAGTCTTCTTATTAGCAAAGAAGAGCTTATTTTGTATCTGGAAGAAGTTCATGAATATATTTAGCTACTGACTTAGCAGCGAATCTATTGTTATAAGTCTGCTGCTGTCTCTCTTGAACTAATTGTAACATATCTAGATCAGATAGCAAGTCCATAATTGTATCACCCACTTTATACTCCCATTCATCTACCTGACAAATAGCAGCATCTTTATAGATTTTTACATCTGGAAGCTTTGGTGATACAACAATAGCACCACTTCTCATTGCTTCATAATGCCTGAATGTTTCCATGCTTACATTACCAGCAGGGCAAACTACAATCTTGGCATCATGTAACTTTTGTGAATATTCCTCTCCACTCATTCCAAGATTGAAACCTTTTGAAACAGCGAACTCATATTTAGGCCTCTCACTCTCTTTCATATCTTGAAAGTATTCAAGCACCCATCTCATGTAATGTAGGCGATTTACTGAGGCTATATGACCAGCAAAGAATACATCAATGGGTCTTGTTTTAATTGGCTTATTAGGAAACTTCTTATGCTTATTATTAAAGCCTAATGGAAAAGAATGAACGCTACCTTTCTCTTGCTCTGGCTTTAGGTAAGCCTTGAACACGGTAGCGTTATCTTTCCATTCTTGAGGAATGTTATCAGTTGACCATTCATCGGACAAACTGATAATAACATTCTTCTTATCAGGGTCGAGTTTTACTTTATCAGTAAAGTCGAGCTCTTGTGTAGTGCTAACAATATAAACTCTAAAGCTATCATCCAACTTGAGATGCTTTAGGACTCCTTGTATGTAGCTCCACTCACAGAACTTATCACTAACTCCGTAATACCCGACTAACATTATACGATTACTTTAGTAGTAGCAACAAATTGATCCTTGACCTCATGATTGAAGTAAGCAATAACTTCATTCATAAAGCTTTCAGCAGCCTCATCACTAAGGAGAGAAGAGTAAGCAAATCCAGGAGCATCTGGACCAGCATCAATATTTACTGCAGTATGACCAACAGCAACGTTCTCAAGGCTATAAGTAATTGAAACACTTACTTTACCCTCTTCACGTTCTTTGCCATCTGAACCTACAAACGTCTTCTGAACCATAAGATCATCACCATCCATTGCAATAGGAGCATCAATATACTTACTCAAGATCTGAGCAATAGAAGTATTGAATAGACGTTGGAATGATACAGCACCGAAAGGACAAAGATTAGGAATCTCCCAACAGAAGTTAATTGCGTCTTTAGAAGCAATGAAGTCATTAGAGAGAGTATCTTCAAGGTCAATAAGGTTCTTAGTCACATCCATAGGAGCACGGAAGGCAACAACGTTACCGACAGGAGATACATCTTTACGAAAGAACTCATAAGCAAAGCGCTTGTGAATAAGATCGCCGTTATACAGGTATTGTTTAATAATCATAATTACTTTTTTATTATATACTAGAACTTGTTGGTATCAACATCTTTGTTACGCTTATTTGCAGCTACAAAGATCATCTCATCAAGCATTGTTTCAAATGTATAAGTTGGTTTCCAACCTAACTTTGTTCTGAGCTTTGTAGAGTCACCTTTAAGATGCTCAAGCTCTTCTGGACGTTCAAACTGTAAATCTGTTTTAACAAGATCAGTATTAACACCCATAATGCCGAAAGTATAATCAACAAGTTCTTGAACTGTATGCGATATACCAGTAGAGCAAACATAGTTATCAGGCTCGTCTTGTTGAAGCATTAACCACATTGCTTTAACGTAGTCTTTAGCATGACCCCAATCACGACTTGCTGCAAGGTTACCAAGAGTCAAAGTCTTCTTACGACCTTGCTTAATATCTACTGCACCATTAACAACCTTGTTAGTTACAAAGTTAATACCGCGTCTTGGAGATTCGTGATTGAAAAGAATACCATTACTAATATGCATGTTATAACTATTCTTGTAGTTGTTGCAAATGTTGTAAGAGAATACTTTTGCACACCCATAAGGACTTACTGGATTGAGTTGAGTAGTCTCTCTCTGGAAACCATCTTCATCAATAGTATTACCAAACATCTCACTCGAAGAAGCTTGATAGACTCGAGCTTTAGGGCAAGTTAATCGAATAGCTTCAAGTAAGTTAAGTGTACCGAGTCCAGTTGCTTCAGCTGTATAAATTGGAGCATCGAAACTAACACGTACATGAGACTGAGCAGCAAGATTATAAATCTCATCTGGCTTTGACTTCTGTAATACACTTACAAGAGAAGACATATCAGTTAAGTCAGCATAGACGAGATTAACTCGATTAAAAATATGATCAACACGGGTAGTGTTATACTCTGGAGATGAGTTACGACGAATAGTACCCCATACCTCATACCCCTTCTCTAGAAGAAGCTCTGCAAGATAAGATCCATCTTGCCCGTTAATACCTGTAATTAATGCTGTTTTCATTTTAATACTTTAGAATAATATCGCAAACCTTATCTACATCCTCGGTAGTCATACCCTGATGATTAGGTACATAAAAGCCGAACTTATGAACTAAAGATGCTTTAAAGTTGTTTACTTCCATACCACCAAATCTCTTCCACATTGGACTCTTACTCAACGCTCCTGCAATAAGAGGTCTGCATGCGATATCATTTTCCTTAAGCTCCTTTACAATATCATCACGACTTTCACTAACAACTGGATAGCAAAAGTTAGAAACAAAATCTCCAGTCAATTGTTCTGGTCTAAATAAAAGATCCTTCGCCCAAGCTAATCTTTTATTGTAGTGAAGAAAGTTCTCATTACGAATCTTCGAAAATTTATCAATCTTATCGACTTGATTAAGACCAATCTTTGCTTGAAGGTCTGTAGCCCTAACATTAAGCCCAGGGGTATAGAAAGTAAACAACCTATCAAAGTCACTAACACCTTCCTCTTCAGCAAGCTTCTTTGCAGTCTCTGGATCAAGATCTCTATCCCAACCATGTGAACGAGTCATAAGAAGTAGATCATTAATCTCTTTATCATTAGTACATACCATACCACCTTCAATAGTAGAAATGTGATGACCAAAATAAGTGGAGAAGAAACTCATACATCCAAAGGTACCAAGCTTCTGTCCATGATGTTCTGAACCCATACTCTCACAAGTATCTTCAATTAATAGAACATCGTAAGTCTTGCAAAGATCAAGAATACGATCCATATCAGGTACAAGTCCGAGTACTGATACAAGAATAAAGGCTGCTGGTCTCTCTTCTTTAAATAATTGTTCGAGATGGTTGAGATCAGCTGAAAGGTCTCCAAAGTTACAATCAACAAGAAAAGTATCCATGCCAAGAATAAGAGGTGTACTAACATCAGTAGCCCAACTCAAATCAGGTACAACAATTTTATTATTCTTAAGCTTACCTCCAAACTTAAGAGCAGTAAGACCTAAAAGGATAGCAGAGGATCCACTATTAACAAATACAGAGTGCTTAGTACCAAGCCAGTTAGAAAACTTTGCCTCATACTCTTTAGTCAAAGGGCCTTTAGTGAGTTGGGGGAGCTCTTTTTGATCGAGCCAGTTGATAATACCACACGCGTCTTCGCGGTCGATAGTATCAGAAACTAAGTTGATTGCCATACCTAATTATAGCATAGTTCCTTATGAAAATCAACTCTTCTTACTAAAGAGTGCTGAAATAGCCGCACCAAACGTACCGATAATAAAAATGAAAGGTAGTGCTAAAGCAAACAAAACTGCTTCACCCTTACTCAATTTAAAGGTATTATACTTCCATTCTCTTCCACTCATAACTTATTATATACTCTTTTTAGACCTTCTTCAAGCGATAAAAACACAAAGTCAGGAAAGAGCTTCATCATTTTTTCATTTGAGCAATCTTTTCTAAATTGACCATCATTCTTAAAGAACTGATCAAACACTAACTTAAGATGCTCGTTGTTAGTTGCTTTAAGAGCTGCTTCTGCTATGTTCTTAATTGATCTACTATCATCACAAACATTAAAGTCTTGCTTAACTT